AATAATCTTAATGCAGGCTCTAACTCTGTAAAGCTCAATCCTATAGCTGCTCCGTTCACTATTATACTCTCTGTTGTATCTTTATCCATTTTAAATCTTTGTTAGTCTTAAACGACCTCCTAATACCTGTGTAGTACTTCTATCTGCATCTACTAATAGAGTAAAATAATCTCCTACATTTATAGTATATGCAGTACCTAAAGCATTTATACTATTTGTAGTAGCAGTATCTAATAAAGTTGTAGATGTGCTATCAAATGTACTTTGCCTCAATAGTAATGGTCTAGCTGCATTAGTGTAAACTTCATAAGCTACTAATCTATATCCAATAGGTAAGTAAGTAGATGATATACGCATAGGAGCCCTACTATCAAATCCATTCATTGTAGTATCTGATCCATCTCTAGTCTTTACAAAATAGTTCCCTGTATCACTTAAATTAAAATCTTGAGCAGTTAAGAAAAACCATAGCTCATCTGTGCCAGGATCTAAATAACTTCTATGCCCTATATTAGTACCAAAGAAATGGCTATTTGTATTAGTTACAAACAAATTATTACTAGCTGCTAAATATTTAAATGCACTCTCTCCACCAAAATTACCATTATCATTAAACTGCACACTATTTATAGGAGCTGATGGAGATCCTCCTCCTGTGCTATTAATAGTAACTACTCCAGTACCTCCTGCAGGAGATATACTTATATTTGTACCAGCTACAATTTTTGAAACATCTCCAGTAATTACATTAGATACATCGTAGGAGTTTATTAATACTAATGAGCCTACAGGATATTTAGCTAAAGATGTAAAACTAGCATCTATATGGCTATCTCCTACCTCACTTTTATTAGTAGTAGTTATTTCTAAAGCATTGTTACCAAATGGATCAGTAAGCATTAATTTTTGGCCTGTAAATACTTTACCTCTTATATATCCTATATCTATAGTAGTTGCAGATGTAGCTGCAGGTATCTCAGTAGTAACTATACCTATAGTAGAATTATTATAATAGTTTTGAGTTATTGATTTCTCTGGAGTTAAGAAATTAGATGTATTATAACTACCCAAACCAGTTGCAGACAATGCATTAAATGCAGGCACACCTGTAGAACCTGGATCTATTACAGGAGGGAAGTCTGGATAAAAATGCTCTATTTCTTGTTCATTTATACCTATACTAGATACATCTAATCTATACCATGATCCAGTAAATGTATCAGTAGCTGCGGTAAATGTACCTTGTATCAATAAATATTTTTCTAAAGTACCTCCTAAATCTGATCTATATTTTATAGGCCTAGTTGCATGTAACAATTTAGATCGTATAGTACCACTTAAAATAGTAGTAGGTTTATTAGATGCTAATAAATACTGATTTAATACTAACTGAGTTAAATTTTTAGGCACACTACCAGCCTCTACATCAAACCCACCAGTATCTAAATAAAATGCACCTGCTTTAAGCCTTATAGTTTGCTGAGTAGAATCCTCACTATATAAATTACCTAATGGAAATACACCTAAATTTTTATCTATGTTTTGAGTATTAGGATTTACTGCAGAGATATATAAAGTACCATCATTGTTATCGGTATCATCTGATAAAGAACCCTCTGTTAATGATGATAAAATAGGAGTTTGCATTATCTGCAAAGTTCTAGATGTTGGGCTTTGTGTATGATTTAAACCACTTGATACAGGCATCGAAAATGTATTTAATTCCTGTATTAATGTAACTATAGGAGTATTACCACCTGCATAATTTATCCCTGGGCCTGGTAACTGCCAAAAGAATATTTTACCTTCCATTTGAAATTTTACCTCTCCCGAAGATATTAATGGAGGCACATTTAAATTTAGGCTTATCATTCTAGCAGTTGCAGTATCAGAGCCTGCAGGAGTATTTTCTAAATATTGTGTTACAAATCCATCCTGTACCTGTGTTAAGAATTGAGATTGTTGGCTATCTGTTACTCCCATACCAGATGCTAATAAAAACTCTGAGTTTGGATCTGTACTCCATTCCCAGTTTATAGTTGAAAGAGATCCCCATCCACCATTAGAAGATAAATATCTATTTCCTACCTGTAATTTACATGCTATAACTCCTGTAGAATAACTACCTTGTGCTGCATGTGGAGTAACTGAATTAGGCCAAACCTCAGTAATTTTTAAAGATAAATTTAGATTTAAAGCAGTTTGTCCAGCATTTATAAATCCTATAGTAGTTAATCCAGTATAACTATTGTCTGGATCAAATAAAGCAGTTAATGTACCTTTAGAATAAGTACCTCTAACAGAATTTAACTCTGGTAAGTTTGAAAATGTAGCACCATTTAAAATATTACCTGCAGTTGCAGATAAATTTAAACTATTGTCAATAGTTATAGGTAAATAATCATTCCCACTATTACCTCTAAATGCACTAGATCCTGGATTAGGATCTGAATTCCACCAATAATAGGGATCATCCAATACTAATGCGTTATCTTGTATAAAATGATATATATTATTAGAGTAGATTAAGCTCATCCCAAAGCTTTTTAAAACTCCATTAAACTCTATTAAATAGTTTTGTATTGTATTAGGCTGGTTTCCTTGGTTGCTTACAAATGCATTCCTATTATACGCTAGAATACGCATAGCATCTGTAAATGTATTAAATGGTCCTTGTGCTGCAGGCCAAAACTTAAATAATGATTTAACACTAAATGAGGTAAGTGGTAAGCTGGTAATATCAAAAGTATCATAAAATACTTTTAATGGATTGTATAAATCTGTAAAATCTGCAGGCCCATTAGTATAAATTATATTATTATACTTATTTAATATTCTATTTAAAGAATCAGTAGCATCTACATTAGATGTATAAGGATAAAATTCATCAGTTTTTCTATTAAAAGATGGTTTTATCCATCCAGTATAATAAATTGCAGTACCTCTCCAAATAACTACATAAAATTCCCCTGCTTTATAATTTAATATTTCATTAATACCATCTCTATCAGTTTGATCTTTTACAATAAAACCAAATGTGACTTTAGATTGTTTTATCTGGCTTATCTTTTCATCCTTACCTTTATCATACTTTAATTTAAAGCCATCAGATATGAGATTAAATTCTATTTCATTACCTGCAGTAAGTGTTTTAGCTTTTATTTCTATCCTCCAATCTTGGCCTAGATCAGAATAAAAAGTAGATTTATAATATAGACTGCTCATTTAAAAATGATTTCCTGTAGTTGTACCTAAACTAGCTGCACTACCTCCAGTATTAGCTGCTAATTGATTATCAATAGCTAGTATTAAATCTGTACCACTTACTGAGAAACTACCTTGTAGATTGCCTCCCATTTTATTGTTTGGTATAATTGAGCCTCCGCTATTAGGCATAAACATCTCTGGTCCAGATTCTCCTACCATATATGGCTGGCCTGCTACTACTGATCCCCCAGATGCTCTACCTGTCAAAGATCCAGTTAATAAACCTTTAAACCCTGTAGCACCTCCTGCTGCAGTTTGTGCTGCACCTAGGCCAGGTATCATAGCAAATAAGGCTGCTAATATTGCTGCCTGTATAATTAAAGCTGCTATTTGTTTTAATAGATCTACAAATATTCTACTCATAGATTTAAAAAAGTTTTCTCCAGATGTTATAGCTCCTGCCATAGCTCCAGCAAAGTCTTTAGATATAGATAAGCCAAATTCCTTAGATGCCTCTGTCAATGTTTGCATCTTTTCTATAAGGCCTCCTCCTCCATCTCCACCAGATCCACCACCTGTAGCAGTTCCTCCACCTCCAGTAGATCCACCTCCAGTAGATGAGCCTCCTGTACTCTCTCCACCTTGTCCACCTAGCAGCTCAGCACCTACACCTGCAGCCTCTCCTATTCCAAATAAAGCCTCTTTAGCAGTTGTAGCAGCATTAGATACTGCTTCACCAAATGATCCAAACTCTGTAGATACTTCTGGTATCTTCATTTTTAAACCCTCTAGCGAATCTGAAACATCATCAAAAAAAGTAATTTTATCCTTTCCAAATGCCTCAGCTACAAAGTTGTAACCCTCTATTAATAATGCAAATGGATTGTTTTGTACTAGAAATTGTATAAATGAAATAACTGCATTTTGCAAAGTAGCAAACACCATAGCTCCTACTTCTTTTAATGCATCTAAGTTATCATAAGCATAAATGAAAGCTGCAGTTAATGCAGCAATAGCTGCTATAATTAATCCTACAGGAGATAGCATGAAACCTATAGCAGTAGTAAGTACACCTACTATAGTTAGTACTGGGCCTATAGCTGCTAATATACCTGCAAATGCTATTATAGCTATCTGTAATCCCTCATCTAAACCATTCCAGGCATCAAGCATCCCACTAATACCATCTACTAAAGTATTCATTATAGGTATAAGCATGGCACCTATTGTTTCCATTAGATCCCCAAACTTATTCTGCAGTTGTTTTAAACCTCCTGCACCTGCTTTAGCTGCTGCTTCACTTTGGCCCTCAAATTGTTGAGTTAATGCTGCTGCTGCAGATTCTAATCTCTCCTGGCTTCCTACTGCACCCTCTATTTGTATACCATACCTAGACAAAGCATTAGTACTACTACCTACGGATTTAGCTACTAGATCTGCTGCTGCTGATAAGTTCATACCTTTAGCAGTTGCCATATCCTGGATTAATGGAGTAAGCCTTAAAATGGCCTCCTCCTCTAATCCCATAGATGCTAGCATAGACTGAGCAGCCATAGTCTCCTCATCTCCAAAGATGGTAACCTTTTGTAATTCTTGAGCCTGTACTTTTAAAGATTTAAAAGCTTTCTCATTACCTTTTAAAGCTGAGTTTAGTTTAGCCTCTGCTTTGGCTTGAGTATCAAATGCTTTTACAGATGCTCCTGCAAATGCTAGTAATGGAGCAGTAAGGCCCATAGTCATGGCTTTACCAGTCTTTTTAAGTGCTGCACCAGTCTTTTTAAAGCTCTTGGATGCTTTCTGCATCTTTGCCTCAAAGTCTGTTATATCAGCTCCTAATCTTAAATTAACTCCTCTAGCCATTTCTAATAAGTTTAGATCTTTTACTTAAGTACTCTAGCCTCTCCTGGCTCATTTTAGTAGATGTAGATTTAGATGCTTTTTTATCCCATGCAAATGGCCAAAGTTTTTCTGGCTTCACTCCTTTACCTCCTTTGGTATGTGGAGCTAATGTAGTTGCTGCATGCATTCTAAATCTTTCCCATTCAGATCTATCTCTTAACTCCTGCAGCTCCTCAAAGCCTTGAAATTTATTGTTAAATTCTCTAGGAGTTAAATCATCTAATTCATCTGGGCTTAGATTTAACCATCCAAATGCTACCCTCTCTAAATGATCAAAATCATCAATAGGATCTCTTTCAATAGTACCTATTTCTTTTTTTTTACCTTAGATGGTTTCTTCTTTCCTAGTGAATGCTCAAAGACTGCTAAAACTTTAGTCATAGCATCCTCATCATCATCTAGCATATCAGCTACATCGTCTATAGATAGTTTAAAATCTTTTTGAGTAACTCTAGCACCATCTTTTAAGCCTGCCCATACTAGAGCTAAAGCCTGTGTAATAGTCATGTTACTACCTATAGATCCTAACTCTCCTAAAGTAATACCTGTAGCATCACTAAAAGCTCTAAGAGCAGCCATCCCATACTTTACTGGATAGTCTTTGCCATTTATAAATACTGGAGTAGCTTTAGCCATTATGCTACATCAGTTACTGCTAGTACTCCTGTCCCTGTTAATGAGATAGAATAGGATGCTTGATCCTCAGTACCACCATTTACAGATAAGCTAGTTACATAAGCCTCTCCAGAATAAAAAACATTGTTATCTCCTGCAGTTCCGTTAGCATGTTGTAACTCTACATATACTGGAGTACGAGCTAATGAACCATCTGCTGAAGCTTGTGCTATATGATTCCAAAAATCTATATAGCTCTTAGATCCTGCTACTGCTTCATTTTGATATAAAGCCTCTGCAGAAACACTCCATGATCTTTGGCCACCCATGATAGCCTTCCACCCACCAGAGGATTTATTACTCTGATCAATTTCATCCATCGATAACTCTAATGAGCATGTAGTTGCTGATGCTACTATAACCTCATTTGTATCATCTGTACCTACCTTAATAATAAGATCTGTACCATTCATTAAACCTGTTGCCATTTTTTTTTATTTTATTGTTTGCAATTTAATTAAAAAATTTATTTATAGCAATACTCTAGCTTGAAAACTAAGCAGCTTACTATAATACTTTCTTTCTTTGTTGTAGCCCTCCTGCATTCCATCTAAATTAAAACCATTAACTTTAATAGTATTAAATGTACCAGATGCACCTTGTAGATCCTGGCATACTGCATCAGCTAGTATAGTACATTGAGAGTAGTCTAAATGTATAACTTCAATAGATATATCTACCATGTACACAGGAGCAGTTTCTACTCTGAATGATCTCTTTATGTTTATAGGTAATATGCCACTAAGCTCATAAAGTACACCTACTTGAGGATTACCTTGAGCTAGCATAGGCATAGGTTGTATTTTATTAGCAGCCATGCCATCTAAATTCATTGTACTGCCATTAGTTAAAATATTAAATATAGCTTTACCTACTTTTAATCCAGTTGTAGCACTCATACCTTTTTAATCTTTTCTAGTTTCTTTTCTAGCATTCCTACTAGCTCTCTTTTCATCTCCTCATATCCAGAGCCTTTCCATGATTGAAAACCTTTAAAAATCATTTTAGCACCTCCATAGGATACGTTATATTTTTCTGCTCCGTATTCCTGCCAATGCGCATGAAATCCTTTGTAGGGAGCATAATATCTAGGCCCAATCAATACAAATGGTTTACCTTTCTTACCTCTTAAACCTCTAATAATTCCAAAACTCTCCTCTAGTTCTCCACTATCATATGGAGTTATACTTTTAATTTTTTCTACTAATGGCTTTGCTAACCTTTTTAAAGTTCTTTTTATTTCTGCATCCTTTATAGCCTCTCTACCTAATTGATTTAAGAGCTTATCTAATTCTTTATCTCCTGTAAGAGAAAATTTAGGCAGTATAGGCATTAGTTAATAGCAGTATGTGCTTTTATTATTACTAGTTGTTGATTTCCTTGTCCTCTATACTCTACAGATTTAATATAAAACTCATCTCCATCATATGTAATAGAATCTATACGATCTATTAATTCTGTAATAGATTCATATCTATAAGTAAACTGCACATTTTTAACTAAGTTTAAAACCTCTGCAGACATCTTTTCTGATCCAGGCAGCCATTTTATATCTGCGAATCTTTCATAGCTTAAACCACCATCTGCAGCCATATCTCCATAGTCATTTTGCTGCTGAATATCTGGTACACTTATTTGAGTTTTATATCTTAATCTGCCAGGTTGTATCATTGCCAAATATAATTTTTATACTGATTAATTATATTAAAATAACCCATAGGCATCTCATCTACTTTCAAAAATGATACTGCTGATCTATTATCATAGTAATGCTGAATTAATAAATACATAGCTATTAATAATGGTCTAGTACTATCTGCATTTGCTGGCTCAATTTCATACTCAATACTAATAGCATCTAATCTATCAAATGTATTAAACGTATTTATAAACTGCACCTTAATTAATCCCATGTGCTGGATTACTAGATAGTCTGTATCTTTAGTTAATGTTTGCTCTACATTATTTATATCAAAATACTTTACTATAAAATCATTAGAGCCATCCACATAACCCATATAAGATAAATTTAAAATTAAATTACCTCCTGTAGTTGGAATTGTTCCCCAATTTGTAAAATACTCTGTAATAGTTTGCAAGCCCATTACCTGGCCTGTATCCTTTAATATTTTTAATCTAGCTATAGAGATAAGCTCAGATATAAATGTATCATCGTTATTAAAATCTACTCTAAGATAGCTTTTAGCCTCAGCTAAGCTAATAGGCTCTGTACTTGTATAATTCTCTATTTTTGCATTCCTCATATCCTAGATATAAAAAAAGGGAGCAGGAATAAACCTACTCCCCTTATCATTATTAAATAATCTATTATGCTTTCTCTCCAGTAACTAAAGATGTAGAATTTGCAGTTACTCTAGCAGCTTTACCATCTACTAAAGAAACAATTACAAGTCTTGACAAACCTTTAGCAGCATCTGTGTAACGATCAGAAATAATATCTAATCCACCAAATGTAGCTAAATGTACATCAGAGAAATCTCCAAACATCATAGCCTCAGATAATGCAGGAGATGCAGATCCTAAGTTTTGAGTTACATAGTATGGATAACCATTAATAGTTTTAGATGCATAGTCTGCATAAGCCTGTACATAGTCTACTCCAGATTCCTCTTTTAATTTAGCTAATGCTCCAGCATTAAAGATGTAGCTAAAGTTACCAGATGCAGGATTAAAGTTTTTAGCAAGAATGTTTTGCTCTGCTTCAAATAGCTCAGCTTTAGAATGAGATCCACTCATAGTAACTTGATCTGCAGTAGCCCAAATTGAGTTTGGTCCATTTGTAGTAGTTGCTGCATCTTGTAGTAATGCTTTCTCCCATGTACTAGAAATTGAACGAGCCATGTTTCTCTGTAGAGCTGACTCTGCTGATGCGTTTTGTGTCATCATCTCAGCACTCATAGATACTACAGAAATTAGCTTGTTTGGGCTTAATGTAATCTCATCTATATTCCCTGCTGGAGATTGTGCAGTTGTACCTGCTTCATCAATAAAGCCAGATGTAATACCACCAATAATAGGGAATTTACGATCTGCAGTAATACCAGAGTAAAAGTTAGCTCCAGCTTGTACTAATACTAAATTAGCTTGTAACTGATCAATAAATGATCCCACCTCAGTTGGTCGAACATTACCTGCTGCTGCAGGTAAGTCTTGAGATGCTCTATGCTCTAATGCAATAGATGGAATTCCTACACCTCTAAATAAACGAGTTTTATTTTCGTTTCTAGCCTCTTGGTGCATCTCTCCTACAATACCATCCATTTGACCATTGTAAGCTGCCTGGCATGCTGCAGTAAAGCTAAATCTCTTTAGATCTTTATCACTCTTT